GCCGGAGCCCCCGCTTCGACGCGGTGAAGAAGCGGTCGTCTTGCGTTGCAACGGCAAAGCCGTTTTTCTGCAGCTTGTTGATGGCGTTTTGGATTTTCATTGTGGTTGTGCTGGCCCGCCGGATCGAACGGCGGGCCGATGTTAGGATTCCTCCGGCGCCCATCCGCCATTGACCAGGGCGTCGCGGTTTCCGCGCAGCGAGATGATTTCGTATTCATTCACGGCGTCCCGCAGGCGGCAGAAGAAGTCGCGATTGTATGTGTGCTTCTCGACGGCTACGGCAAGCGCTTTGGCAGCGAGCTTGTCGGCCTGTGCCAGGGCGTCCGCCTCGCTGTCAAACGAGTAGACATCGATGGCGTCGCCGCTCGCGTCTATGTTGCGTACTTGGTATTCGGTGGCGATGGTGTTTTTCATGTGGTGTGTGGGTGCCCGGGGATTGGACCCGGGCGTTGTTTTGGTTAGCTATCAAGCCACTCCTCAAAAGTTTTGAGTGGCGCGCCGCCGCGGGTGATGTCTCCTCCGTTGCCGTCGTTTGCATCTTGGCGGTAGCACCGGTAGCGGTCCTCAAGCGTGCCGTTGTAGCGTGTGATGGTAATCTGCGGCTGAAAGGTGCCGTCTCGGTTGATTCCTGTGTTCATGTTAAGCTCCCAGTTCCTTGGCTAGTTGTTGGTTGTATTTGCTGCACGCCTCGGACGCCTCGCGCAGTGTTTTGTGGCGACCGAGGATCTCGGTGCCGCCGATGCCGCGGACAATGACGTAGTCATCTCCGGTGTAGTGGAAGACCGCGATACTGCTGCGGACTTTGTTACGACGTGTGGTGTTTGCTGTCATCTGTTGTCACCTTATTGCATCTGTGTGCATCTGCAAGCATTATTTGCACACTAATGCAAAATAGTTACTTCCCTCTGTAAACCAGCGACTTACTGAAGCAGTTTTTCGACCTTGGCGGCCACAGTGCCGACGTTGCGCAGGATCATGGACCGGAATTGCTCGGTCATTGGTCCGCCGAATGCGTCTTCTAGGTCCATGTAGAATTCCAAGGCAACTCCGGTGTACTTCGCCGAGGTCAAATGCGCGGCCGGCGCGCGACGCTGCAACCGAGCGTGTGCCTCGCCACTAATGTTAGCAAAAACGGACTTCCGCGAGCCGACAAGCCGCTTCGGTTTTTTTGTGTTCATGCCAACACGCTCCAACGGTTGCCGACAATTGTCAACTAGGGTCATTTGCCCATGCCCGAAAAATAGTGCTTGCGTCTGTTGGCACTTGTTGGCATTGTGAGTGAAATCAATGCAAGCCCACCTCGCACTGATAGCCCCCTGCCCTGCGCATTGTCGTGCCCTGTGTGCCTACAGATGCCTACACTCTCTATGACAAACACACCACAACTGCTCACCATTCGGGACGCGGCTTCGGCCCTCCAGGTGAACTATGCCACGGCCCGCAAATGGGTCTTAGACGGCCGGCTGCCGAGCATTGCCCTAGGGCAGCGCACGCGCCGGATACCTGCTGTTCAACTCGCCAAGTTCATCACGGCGAACACCACGGGAGGCAACTAAATGAGCGCACTTGAAGCACTCTCCTACCTCACCGACGCGACCTTCGTGTCGCTCGTTGTCCTGCTCGTCATCGGCTTCATTGCCCTCAACGCCATCAACAAGATTGGAGGCCGGCGATGATCGACCTGCGCATCGACCAACCCTACGCACCCGAAGCTCTATGCGAGTGCGGCGACACTGAATGCCTAGGCGATGCCAAGTGGCTGGCCGAGGCGACTACGGAAATTGCGGTTCAACTTGCTGAGCAGGCGCCGGGCCTCAACTCACCGCTCCTCCGACTGGCTAAGGAGCGCAACGCGGCCAGGGAGTTGGTTAAGAAGCTCCTGTATACGGCGCACCTCGGCGACGACTCGCAGGATAAGTTCGATGCGTTGTCCGCGGCACACACGGCCGTCTTCCAGTGGAAGGGCGGTGCCAAGTGAAGCATTACCCAAGTGCGTGGGCGCCGTTTTTCGGCAGCAACGTCTACTGGCAGCGCGACCAGCTTCGCGAATTGTCCGACGACCTCATCGATCATTGTGGCGAGCTGCTGACCGAGATCGGGGAGGCCCGGCCATGAGCTACGAACTCGGAGACGCGGACGACCGGTGCTGCGACGAGCAGCGCGAAGCTGACATCTGGAACGCCGCTGAGGATGCGTGCGACCGGCTTGGCATTCCCTTTGACCCGGTGGTGGAAGGCTTGGTCGAAGAGGAGGCCGAGCTGATGGAGGCAACCACATGACCGCACGCACCACCGACAACACATCCTTCTGGCGCCTCGTGCAGCAATATCTGCGCGCCGGCACCAAGGACAACAACGGCGCCAACCCACTGGTGCCATCCGAGGCCATGCTGGCCATCTGCCAGCGCATTTCCAACAAGACCAAACCATGAGCACCAATACCAAGAACCAGACCAACCGCATCTTGCGTTATCTCCGCACCGGCCGCGGCATCACCCCGCTGTCCGCCTTTACCCGCTTCAAGTGCATGCGCCTCGCCGCGCGCATCGAGGAGATGCGTGACGCCGGCATCCGCGTGCGTAGCCGGATGATGAACCGCAACGGCAAGCGGTTTGCTTGCTACCGGCTGGCCTGATGAGCCGGGTCGTCAACCGCGAGATGGAGACCTGGGTCTGCAATGACTGCGGTCACATCGTCCTCAAGACGCGCAAGCATTGCCATCAGTGCGGAGGCGACGAGCCCAACTACGATTACCTAATTGAGTCAAAGACTAGCTCCATCACTGGCATGGCGCGCAACCCCTACAGGCATCATACCGATGACAGCTAGCAAGCTCTGCGCATGGCAGATCGAGGACGACATCTGGCATGTCCAGAGCCGCGACCCTTGGCTCTCTGGCGTCCTCCTAGACATGGGCATGACCAAGATTGCGCGGGCGATCAAGGGGCCGCACTTGAACATCTTTGAGACGGACCAGGGCATTGAAGCGGTGCGGCCGTTGTTGCGGCGGCATAAGGGAAGGATTTTGCGATGAAGGACTGCGCGCACGTTCCAGAGCTTGGCGGACAGCAGTTGCCTGCAGCGGCTAAGGCGAGGCCGACCATTGAGGAGCTGCGGGAATATTTGGATTACGACCCGGAGACTGGGGTTTTACGGTGGAAGAAGTCGCCTAACCCGCGCATTCGGCAAGGTCAGTTGACTGGTGCCACAGCTAGAAACAGCCAAGGCTACAAGCAAGTTAGGTTTTGCGGCCATGCCTTGCTGCTGCATCGCGTAGCTTTTGCTCTTCATCATGGGCACTGGCCTGCGCCGTGCTGTGATCACATTGACGGCAACCCATTAAACAATTGCGCTAAGAATTTGCGTGAGTGCTCGTTGGCTGCAAATCAGCACAACAGGCGAATTTCAAGCAACAATACGACCGGCGTTAAAGGGGTTAGGCAAATCAAGGGCGCATATGAGGCCCGCGTAAGAATTAATCGTGTTACATACACTAAATGCTTCCGCCGCCTTGAAGACGCCGCCGCCTACGCCAAACAGCTCCGCGAGCAACTGCACGGCGAGTTCGCGCGGCACGAATAATATGGCAAGACCTAAAACAAGATCAAAGCCCAAGGCCGGCGGACACCGCGTCAAGATCATCAAGGATGACGCAGGCAAGGAACTGGTCAGCGTCCAGGGCCACACGGGCGAAGATGTGCCCCCGGGCAAGGCGTTGGCCATCATGGAGGCGCATGTCGCTGGCATGCCCGCCACGCGCATCGCTCGAGCCTATAACACGTCCTATCACACGGTCATTGCGCTGATCCGCAACCGCCCGGAGATGCTGGACAAGGCGCGCGTCACGGCTGCCAATAATTGGAAGACCCTCGCAGCGGTCGGCACGGCGGAACTGCTTGATCGCCTACCGGATATGAAGGACCACGGCTTGGTCATCATGTCGGCTGTGGCTTCTGAGAAGGCTGAGCTGTTGTCCGGTGGAGCGACCCAGCGGGTTGAGCACGTCATGGCGCCGGCGGCTGATGCCTGGCTGGACTTCGTGAGCGGGCTAAGGAAGGGCGCTGAGGTGATTGAGGGGGCGTTTGAACCGGTCAGCGGTCCCGCGGCCGGCCCTCAAAAGGCTGCCGAACTACCCGCACCTAGCCCGAAGCCTGACGACTCTGCACATTGGACCCTTGAGGATGAGGGACTTACGCTATAACTCAATACAATATACAACATATACAATGACTAATAAACGCACAGCAACTCTCGCATTCCTCTGTAGGACAGGGGGGGAGGGGGTTGCCGGTTCGCGGTTTGCGCAATACCCCCCACCGTTTCAGTCTCCCGAAATTTTTCACTAAAAGACCCATGCTAAACCAAATCATCGCCCAGTTCAAGCCCGCCCCGCAGCCTCAAGCCACCCCAGAGCCGAAGCCTGCAGCCACCCAAGAGACCGCCCCCAAGCCCATTGGCGCCCCCTTCGCCATCGGCGAGGAAGTCACCGCGGCCGTCTCAGTGAAGTCCTGCCCCCACCCGAAGATGCTCTTCATCCTGCCCCCCGGGTTTGACGGCCCCGCGGTCACCTATGTCCAGACCAAGGAAGACTGGAGGACCAACGACCGGATCAAGGTGCGCTTCGCTAGGGTCCGCCCGGACGGCACCCTCGAGTTCGACGGCCCCAAGGGTGCCCACCGCAACAAATTCGGGAGGCGCAGCTGATGTCTGTCGCCGCCACCAACTTCGTCTGGTACGTCAGCACCGTCGAGGGCTCCGACCGGCTTGTCCTGCTGGCCTTGGCTGACTTCGCCGACGAGGACGGCAACTGCTTCGGCTCCTGGGGCAAGCTCTGCCAGAAGACCCGCCTGTGCCGCGCCACGGTCGCCAACAGCCTCAAGCGCCTCCGCGATGCTGGCCACCTAGTCATGGTCGAAAAGGGCCACCGCAAGCTGGCCGGCGACGGCGCCGAGGCTTCGATCTGGAAAATCCCCGGCGTTTCCGAGATGGGTCTAAAACTTAGACCGGTCCAAGATTTAGACCCAAGTGGTCTAAATGCTGGACCCAAGTGGTCTAAACGCTGGACCCAAGTGGTCCAAGATTTAGACCCCAACATAAAGAAACATAAGGAACAGGAAGAACGTAGCGCTGACGCGCCAGCTGCGGCCGCTTCGCAGCCTTCGCCACCTTCTTCTTCCCCTGTAGCTGTTCCGCGTCCGAAGCCGCCCAAGTTCGATCCCGCCACCCTCTCCCTACCACACAGTGCCGGCCTCGCCAATGCCTGGGCAGAATTCGCTCAACACCGACGCGAGATCAAAGCCCCGCTTACTCCGACAGCCGCCCAGCGCATCGTGGCCGATCTGGCCGCCGTCAACGAAGCCGCCGCCGTCGAAGCCCTCCGAAAGAGCGTGAAGCACGGCTGGCGCGGCGTGTTTGTAGACGCCCCCAAGGAGACCGCAAAAGTTCTCCACATCCCACGCACCGGACCCGTGCAGCCCTCCGAGGCCGAGAAGCGGATGATGGCGCTCGAAGCCCTGCAGGAAGAGCGCATGAGAGGGGTAGCATGACCCAAGCTGTCTTCACCATCTGCGAAGGTCTCAACGCTCCTGTCCCGGAGATTGCCGCCCGGAAGCTCTCCGACTGCCGCCGCGGCGACCTCACTGAGGCTCTCTTCATCGCCGGCTGCATCGTCTACGATTGGGAAATCTTCAAAGCCTTCGGCCATGACCACACGGCCGACTGGGTCTTGGTCCGCGGCAACTTGCGACTGACCGTGCAAGTCAAGACAGCCTGCTTAGAGCGCGGCGAATACTGCATCCCAACCAAGCGCGGCCGTGGACCCACGCAGCGAGCCTACGCCGCGGGCGACTTCGACATCCTCGCCGCCTACCTGCCCGACCGGAACCAATTCGTCTTCTGGTCCTTTGAGGACATCCTTGGCCGGCAGAAGGTCCGCTACAGCCCTGCCCGCCACCGTCAGCCGGGCAACTGGAACCTTCTAGACGAAGTCGCAGAATCTTTACTCGTAACTCAATAATTTTTTGCCCCCCCCCCCCCCCCCCCCTACGTTATCAGTTTGATATTAACCCCCTAAGACAGCCGATGTCCTACCCCCCACTGTACTTTTGTCCACATATGAAAACCAAAACACCCATCCAGAAAAAGCCCTCCGCAGTCACTCGCGAAAACGGCCGTCCAACCATCAACGCCGAATTCGTCGATGATCTATTCGCCGAAACCATCCAGAACCTCATGGCCCTCCAGGTCGTGTGGGAAAAGATTAGCCTCAAGGAGGAACTGAAATGATGCTCATGAACGGCCAGACGCAGACCATCGAAGCCGGCGTGCCGGGCTGTCCCTACATCCGGCATCTAGACATCCACGCAGCCTGCGACCGCTGGCTGGCCAGCCGCGGGCTGCCCACCGGCTCCCCGTTTCTTGATCAATCCACGGCCGCAGGCTCTGACTCCGCGGAGGCCGCCACATGACCACCATGATCCCTGACCTGGTTGTCGGCTCCGTCAGCTTCGCCCCCTCGCCCGGGGCGGACGCTGACGCCGTCGCCCTGCGCGCCGAGAACCGCGAGCTGCTGCGAAGCAACCTCCGGCTAGTCCGCGTTCTCCGCAGGTGCGTCAAGCCGTCCACCGCAATCGCTAACGAGGCGAGCGAGGCGATTGAGGAAGCACTGGAAACCCGCCGGTAAGCCTCGGCATTTTTTCCTAAGCACCCCAAAAAAGACTTGCCTTCAATGCCTACATTCGCCAACATATGCAAACACACCGCGGCACACCACACGCAGTCCTAGTGCCATGGAATTCAACGACGACAACCTCCAAAGAATCACCACACCAGAGTTATGGATTTCTCCCTACGCCTACGAAAGTTTTCTCATGGTCGACGCCGCGTGCGACCGCTGGCTAAAGCTCCGCGCGCAACTACGGAGGCGCGCAAGTGAACGCACTCCTCACGACCTACCTGCTGCTCCTTCTGCTGGCGATGATTGTCATAGCCATCTTGGAGAATAACGACGGAGGCGCCGCCTAATGAAAAAGCAAATTGTTCCCAACGCCCCCGAGGTCGAAGCCGCCGTGCTCGGTGCCCTCATGTCAGAGCCTGGGATGATCGACGAGATCGCTGGTCTCAACGCCGACCTCTTTTTTACCCCTGCCAACGCGCAGGTTTTCGGTGTCATCCGCGACATCCGCGCAGCCGGCGGCGTGCCCAACATCGTTGCCGTCACCCAAGTCCTCGCCAGCCATGACCGCCTAGAGTTTGTCGGCGGCGCCGGAGCCGTGACCGACATGGTCGCCCACACCGCCGGTGGCCCCGCGGCAGTTGAGTACCACGTCCAAACCCTCCGCGACCTCCACGCCCGCCGTGCCATCTTGAACGCCGCTGGCCGCCTGCAGTCCGCCGCCTCCGACATGTCGCAGCCCGCCGACAGCGTGCTGCAGGACGCCGGCGAGTCCGTCTTGTCGCTCTCCCTTGGCCAAAGCACCGACAGCATGCGCCCCGCGTCTGCCATCGTGCCCGGTCTGCTGGAGGAGCTGGAGAAGCTGATGGTGCCCGGGGCCAAACTGGGCGTGGAGACCGGCTTTAAGTCCTTCGACTACCTCACAGGCGGCCTGCGCCCCGGGCAGCTGACCATCGTGGCTGGCCGTCCCGCCATGGGCAAATCCGCCTGGATGCTCAACGCCTGCGAAAACATGTCCCGCCGCGGCGTCCCGACTTTGTATTTCTCGCTGGAGATGCCCGCCAACGAGCTGGCCAGTCGCGTTGTCCTCGGCCGCGCGGAGACCAACATTGAGGTCGTCCGCAATGGCTTCCTCGACCACGCCAGCAAGCTCCGCATCGTGCAGGCCGCCGACCAATTCGCCACGGAACCCCTCTACGTTGACGACCGCGGCGGTCTGACGATGCTCGACATCCGCGGCCGCGCACGTCTTGCCGTCCGCCGCTGGGGCGTGAAGGTCATCTTCGTTGATTATTTGCAGCTGGTCAGCCACGCCGGAGCCCAGTCCCGCGAGAACGAAGTTGGCTTTGTCTCCCGCGGCCTCAAAGCCATGGCCATGGAGCTGGGAGTGCCGGTCGTTGCCGCCGCTCAGGTGAACCGCAACGCAGAAAAGGCCGTAGACAACCGCCCAAAGATGTCCGACCTCCGCGAGAGTGGCAGCATTGAGCAGGATGCCGATTTGGTCTGTCTTCTGCACCGCCCCGCGTACTACGCAGCCGACCAGGAAACTGAGCCCGACCCTCAAGACGCTGAGCTGCACATCGCAAAACATCGAGCCGGCGCGACCGGCAAGGTGAACCTTATTTGGCGCCCGCGGCTGACCCGCTTTGAAAACGCGGCCCTCGGCAACCGCACCACGGACGCCGCTGACACCGTCTACGCACCGTCCCGGCAAATGCAGGAGGTCTTCTACCAATGAATTCCCGAGCGAAAGGCGCCCGCGGAGAACGCATGTGGCGCGATGAATTGCGTTCCGCATTCGGCGACTCCGGTATCCGCCGCGGTCAGCAGTTCAGCGGCCTCGGCGATTCCCCCGATGTCGTCTGCCCATGTCTGCCGGACATCCACTGGGAGGTCAAATTTTGCCAGGTGACGAAAGTCAAAGACTGGATCGCCCAGGCCATCCGCGATGCGAAAGACAAGCTCTTCCCGGTCGTCGCCCACAAGCGCGCCGGCGAGGACTGGCTGGTCACCCTGCGCGCTAACGATTTCCTCACCATCCTCCGCGGCTCCGATTTTCTAGTACCAACACAACAACAACCAGAAACCAAATAACATCATGGCAACAAAAACCCTAACCACACCCGCGGGCATTGCTCGCTATCCCCACCTCAACGCCCCTGACCGCAAATACGCCACAACGGAGGCTCCGCACGGCGTGTACAAGGTCAACTTGGAGATGTCCAACGACGACGCGGCCAAGTTCATCGCCGCCATCGAGGGCATGTTCAGCGAGTTCCTTGAGGAAAAGAAGCGCGAGCTGAAGAAGGACAAATTGAAAATGTATGATTTTCCGTGGGAGGAAAACGACGGCATGACGCAATTCAAGCTCAAGGTCAAAGCCATGGGCAAAAGCAAGGCCGGCGAAGAATACAGCCGCCAACCGAAGCTCTTTGGGTCGGACGGCCAGCCCATTGAGGCCAATGTCGGCGGCGGCAGTAAGCTCAAAGTCGCTGTGGTGCCATACTTCTGGTACAGCGCGACCCTGGGCGCGGGCATCACGCTCCAACCCAAAGCCATCCAAGTCCTTGACCTCGTTACTTGGGGCAGCGGCGGCAGCGCGCAAGCCTACGGCTTTGACGTGAGCGAGTCCGCAGCCCCCGCGGCCAAGACCGGCACCGACGACCAAGAGATCAGCTGGTAACCCGCATGCCTGCAAAAACACCACGCAAGGCAACCACGCGCAGGGCCAAGGCGGTCAAACCCGCCGAGCCCGACCGCTTCAACGCAGCCGGACAAAAAATCGTCCGCCTCGAAAAGACCCGGGCTCACCAGAAGTACCCGCTCAAAGACGGCACCGACGTGCCCGGCGCCTCGACCATCGCCAAGATCGGCGAGGACACCAGCGGTCTTATCCACTGGGCATGGAAGCTCGGCACTGAGGGTCAGGACTACCGGAAGGTCCGCGACAAGGCGGCCGATATTGGGACGGTCGCGCACTTCATGATCGAATGTTTTCTGCACAATCATGAGCCCGACCTCTCGGAGTTCTCCCCGGCAGACGTTGAGAAGGCGACCATTGCCTACAACAACTTCCGCACTTGGTGGGATGAGGAGGGCTTTGAGGTCATCGAGCCCGAGGTCCAGCTGGTCAGCGAAGAATACCTCTTCGGAGGAACCATCGATGCTCCCGCGCGCGACCGTGACGGCAAGGTCGTGCTCCTCGACTGGAAGACATCCAAAGCCATCGTGCCAGCGCACAAGATCCAATTGGCCGGCTACGAGCAGCTCTGGAACGAGAACCGGCCGTCCATGAAAGTCCAGCGCCGCGGCATCGTGCGCATCGGCAAGGAGTCGCCAGACGACTTTGAGGTTTCCTGGATCTTCTCCGCGGAGCCGTTGTGGGAAAACTTCAAGGCTCGCCTGTTCCTGCACTACGCAAACCTGCGCCTCAAGAAGGCCGCCTAACATGCGCACCGCCAAGCAAACACTTGACGCCGCATCGTCCGCCGTCTGCGGATCACGCAACGAGGACTACGGCTCGCCCGCGGATGACTTTGCAACGCAGGCCGAGATGTTCAGCAGCTATCTGTCGCGCACTAATGGCGCGCAGGTCTTGGTCGCGGCATCCGACATCGCCGCGCTGATGATCTTGGTGAAGATCGCCCGCCAAGCGCACTGCCACAAAGCGGACAACTGGATCGATGTCGCCGGTTACGCCGCCTGCGGCGCCGAGTGCGATGCTAAACAAGCCGACCTCGCCTAATGCCCCCACGCAGAACCATCGCTATTGTCCGCAAGAAGCTCGGCCGCGAAAAAGCGGACGGGATGACCATGGGCGACGGCAAGGTCTACATCGATCCCCGCCAATCCGGCGCGGACGAGCTAGACACGGTTCTGCATGAGCTAATGCACCACGTCTGCCCTGACATGAGTGAAGAAGCAATTGCCGAGAAGTCCGCCACGATGGCGAGGTCAATGTGGAAAGATAAATGGAGGCGCGTTCACGAATGACCGCGGCCGGCTACATCCTCATCGGCCTCGCCGCAGGCATAGTGCTCGGCGCCTTGGCAGCCTACGGCGGCATGTTCGCCTGGGCCATCCGCTACGGAAACAACGAAGAAGAATAAATTATGAAAAAACCCGCAGGACTATACGCCAACATACACGCAAAAAAAGCCCGCATCGCCGCCGGAAGCGGTGAACGCATGCGCAAACCCGGTTCTGCCGGCGCGCCTACCGCGAAGGCTTTCCGGCAATCAGCAAAGACCGCCAAGACGCGCCGGTAGCATGGCCGGCAAGGGCGACATGCTGCGTGCGGTGAATGGCGTTCTTTTTCGCCGCAACTGGGATGGCATTTTTATGAAGAAACCCAAACAGTATCCCGACTGGATCTGCAACCAGTGCGGCCGGCTGCACGGCAAGCGCCCCGAGGGCAACTCCGTGGCCACCTACCACATCGGAAGGTGCGGCGCCTGCGGCACTGGGGGCGTTGAGGTTACTGAGCCGCGGGACTTCGGCCACCTGCGGGAAGGATGGGACAAATGACGTTCACGCCCCTGCTAATCACTACCGTCTGCTATCTGGTGACCGCCGCCGGCTTCTACCGCGAGGGCAACTTGGGCTTATCAATCGCGTTCGCCGGATATGCAGCCGCGAATTTTGGCTTTCTTTACATCTGCGTTAATGGCCAGCCCTGACTCTATGACAAAACCCCGCGACATGTACGACCTAAGCATTGAGCCGACCGACCCGCCCGAGGTCAAGGCTTTGCTCAAGCAGGCCCGGGCCGCGGTGCAGGAGGCTTGCAAGCTGCGCAGCACCTGCAAGGTCTCAAAGCTCGCCCGGGCCTTTGCCGAGCGTAAGGCACGCCGATGAATTTACCTGACGGCATCAACGGTTCTGCAACGGCTTGGATGGTGTGCCAGCCGAGAACAAGTGGTGTGAACCAGCGGGAGGGCTTGCAGCCAACTCCCGCGCCGTCACTTTTGCGATGATCCACGAATTTCAGCGCATCGTCCCGGTGGAAACGCCGGTCGGCTACGGCAGCCTGCTCTACGTTGAGTCCGGGGGGCCGTTGTCGAATGACATCTTCGCCGTTGTCTTGGAGGACGGCGGCAAGATCCGGCACTTCCGCTCGGACCAGGTCACAGTTTTAGAAAACCCGACGATGGACATCGTTGGGAAGCAACTTTAGGACGCCGAGCCGACTTAACAACGGCCTGTAGGGGGCCGGCACGGCGCAGTGCACCGGCTCGGCGTCCTAATTATTTTGGAAAACGCACACGCACAACGCTTCACGCCTACCCCGCACCCGGTCATGCAGGTCGATTACGACATTCTGCAGGAACTCGGCGCGGATGAGGGCTGGCAATACCTCAAAAAACGCGAGGAGCTGATCGCCCGCGAGGCCAGTGATCCGTTTCGTCATGGTTTTATCCCTCCGGTGTGGCGTCGAGCCTCCGAACTGCTGGAAAAACACCGCGAGTTGCTTGTCATGGGCGGAAACAGGTCCGGCAAAACCGAGTGGGCAGCCAAGGAGGTCATCAAAACGATGTACAGCAAGCCCGGGGCGGTTGTGTGGTGCTTTCAGACCACGGCTCCGAACTCCATTGAGCTTCAGCAGCCCCGCATTTGGAAGTACATGCCGCCGGAGTGGCGGAACGCACGCAAGGGCCAGGTCACAAACATCACCTACAGCGTCAAAGGCGGCTTCACCGAAGCAAAGTTCGTTGCGCCCAATCAGGCGGTCTGCATCTTCCGCAATTACGCCCAAGATCCCTCCACAATCGAAGGCGGCGAGATCGATGCCTGCTGGTGCGACGAATTGGTGCCGCTTGATGTCCTAGAAACCCTCCGCTTCCGCCTCGTTGACCGCAACGGCAAGCTGGCCGTGACTTTTACGCCGGTCCAGGGCTGGTCGCCCACCGTTGCCGACTACCTTAACGGCGCCAAAAACGTGCAGGAGGTTGACGCCGAGCTGCTGCCGCGCAAGGACGCCGAGGGCAAGGTTGTTGGCTACGAGCAGGTGCCCATTGAGCAGATCAATCCGAAGGGCCGCCCGGTCCTATACTTCCACACGCAGAGCAACCCCTGGGCCGGATGGTCCCGCATGAAACGCGAGCTGCAGTCTGAGACCCGCGAAAAAATCCTCACGCGCGCTTACGGCGTGCCGACCAAAGCCATCGCCGGCCGCTTCCCGCTCTTCAATCCCAAGGTCCACGTCATTCGCCATTCTGAAATACCGAACGGCACTAAGTATCATTGGGTCGATCCGGCCAGCGGCAAAAACTGGTTCATGCTCTGGACCGTCTTTGACCCCGCTGGCCGCACCATCGTCTACCGCGAATGGCCCAGTCAGACCGAATACATTGAAGGCGTTGGCTACGCCGGCGAATGGGCGCTCCCAGACGGCAAGCGCATGGACGGCCGCCCTGGGCCCGCCATGCAGGACTTCGGCTTCGGCCTGCAGCGCTACAAAGACGAGATCCTGCGCGTCGAGGACGGCGAGCCCATCTTTGAGCGCTGGATGGACAGCCGCTATGGCCATTCCAAGACTCTTGGTAAGGAAGCGCCAACGACCCTCATTGATGAGATGGCGAGCCTTGACATGTTCTTCACCGCGACCCCGGGCGACAGCATTGACGAGGGCGTTGGCATGATTAACGACGCTTTGTCATACAATCCCGAACTCCCGGTAGACGCCCGCAACCAGCCGCGCCTGTACATTAGCGAAAACTGCAAAAACACGATCTACGCTTTGCAGACCTACACCGGAGCAGATGGCAAAAAGGCTCCGACCAAAGACCCCATCGACGTGCTGCGTTACATCTGCCTCTCCGACGCCATGTTCATCGACGGCGGCTCCATGAGGTCCCGCGGAGGCGGCAGCTACTAATGACTACGCTCTTCCGGGGCCAAGTTCCACCGCCAGACGACTGGAAGTGTGCCCCGGGCGGGCATCCCTTGTGCCAAGTCTGCGAGCGACCGCTCACGCCTAAATGGCTGCGCGACCCGCAACTCGGGCCGTGCTGCCTTGAGTGCGCGCCGTTTGTGGTCAACGCCGACAAGCTGCTCCGCAGCATACGAATCTCCCGATAGTTCAAGCCACACTTTAACTACTAACCAAAAACTATGCAGATCAACATATGTACACGCCGTAAACATGTCCCAATCGACATGTACAAAAACCCCGAAGATTTCGACATGTTTGCCGCTCTGGCCTTCCCGCGGGAGCAGGCGCCGGCTGCGTGGCTCGCCGTCATGCTGGCCCTGCAAGACCGGATCGCCGATGCTGTCCTTTTGGTCAGCGCGATGGCGACATCGAAGGAACCGGGCTTTGTCGCCCACGCCGCCGGCCAGCTCAACGCCCTGCAGGAATTGTGGGACGACCTCGAGCAGCGCAGGGCCGAGGCGGCAAAGCTCTAATGTAGTGTTGCGGCGACACTAGCCGCTGCGAAGTCTCACGAAGTGGACACAAGGTGTCACAAAAACGCCGCACTCGTTGTGACTCAAACGCCGTAGCTTCTACGGCATTCGCGCAATACTTCCGTAGAAGTAATGCTTTTCCTATCCAGCGAAATTAGTGCTGGACAAATGTACATCTGTCTGCCATACTCTTTGCCATCGATTAAGGAGTGCCCCGCTGTGTCGGGGCTGTGGTTTGTTTTAGTCGGTCGGTCTTGGTGACGTTCACCCTGGCACCATCTTGGGAGGTTTAGACCATGGAGGAAGTTACGGTTGCCGATCAATCGGCAGGAGAAGTTGATGTTTTGTCCACTGCACTAGGCGACTTGGGTTTTTCACCCGAGCCGGCGAAGGCAGACAAAAGCGAAGCATCAGATAGCGATAGCGATCTTTCGCAAGACGAAGAAGACAAGCCGGAGACTGAAGATCCGGCTGAAGATGTTTCCGAAGCTGAAGAAGCTAAGGAAGAACAGGACGAGGACGAGGAAGATGTGCCGCGGGAGAAGATCCAGCGACGCATCGACAAGCTCACCGCCGCCCGCAAGTCCGCGGAGGAGAAAGCCACGGCCCTAGCCGCAGAAGCGGAGGAGGCCAAAGCCAAGGTCGCCGAGTACGAAGCGCAGCTCAACGAAGCCGCCCGCCCGGTCCTTAGCCCCACGGCTGACAACCCGCTGGCCGATGTGGACACCCAGGAGGCGCTTGATGCCAAAATCCGGAGCGCCCAAGAGGTCCGCCGCTGGGCACTGCGCAACACGGACGGCGCCACGGTCAAAAGGCCGGACGGCACCGAGGTCTACCTCGATAGCGATCAGGTGAAGGACTACTTATTGAAATCTGACGATGTCATAAGTATCCACGCACCGGCCCGCCAGAACTGGCTCGCCCAACGGCAGCCGGCCCTTGAGGCCGCCAAGTCCCTGTTCCCCGACATCTTCAAGAAAGGCACCCCAATGCACCAGGCGTTCACCGCCACGGTCAAGCAGGCGCCGGAGCTGCTGAAGCTCCCGCAGGCTGAATACTGGGTCGCGCTGGCTCTCCTCGGAGAGCAAACGCTAATGGCCAAACAGGGCGCCGCTGACGCAAAAGCCAAGGCCGCCAAGAAAGTCTCTTCGTCCAAAGAAATCGCAAAAACGCCAACTCCCGCCAACCCGGTCAGCGCAACGAAATCTTCCACCAGTAGCAAAGGCGCAAAAAGCGCAATGAGAGCACTGACGGGAGACTCAATGGACGACATCGAGTCATTTGTTTCCGCGGCGCTCTTGTAAGGAAAACCCTAACAAGAAAGACCAACCAATCATGTC